GCGCTTCCGCGCGCCGGCGGCTGACGGTTTGGCTGCCATACCGTGGTTGGAGTTGATGCCACCAACCACTATGTACATCCTGCACTTGGTATCAAGTTGTATGGTGAGCCAGTGCAACGCAGGAAACGATTTTTGGCTATCGATGGTCTGGTTCGTGCCGACTATGGCGTTTACAACAGCAACGTCGCTGCAATTGTGGCGGCGTTGAGTGAGCGCTATTTTCGGTGCGAAGTTGGTGGAGAGTTCTTGCCCGCACTGCCAGTGGAGCAAGGCGCGTATGATGAATGCGCATACTTTTCAAAATCTCTTGTGCGCAGAACGAGAGGTTATGGCCTCGCGGCTCGTAGTCGCGCGGCCGTGGTGGAGTCGTACCATGGCAGGAAAAGACTAGTGTATGCGGAGGCCGCACGCAACCTAGACGTGCATCGTCTAGATGAGGAACGAGCACATCTGCTCGCTACGTTTGTCAAGTTTGAGAAGATGAACACCTCTAAGGCCCCGCGCATCATTCAACCACGCACCCCAGAGTACACTCTGGAACTGGCTCGTTACATAAAGCACATCGAGAAGCCGATATTCAAGGCTATCTCTCAGATGTTCGGCGGGCCTACAGTTATTAAAGGCTATAATGCCTCTAAGAGTGCGGAACTGATGCATGAGATGTGGACCTCCTTTGAGAGTCCTGTGGCGGTCGGGTTGGACGCCACGAAGTTTGACATGCATGTCACACGCCAAGCTTTGGAGTTTGAGCATTCCGTTTATAACGGCATCTACGGACGGGCTAAGTTGGAGCGACTGCTGAAAAAGCAGTTGCACAACTCGGGTATAGCCTATGCGCAAGATGGTCATGTCAAATTTAGTATTGAAGGGACACGTAGCTCGGGGGACATCAACACCGCCCTCGGCAACTGCATTATTATGTGTGCCCTTGTACATACCTGGTTGCGCCGTAACGGCATAAAAGCACGTCTTGCGAATAATGGCGATGATTGCGTCGTCATAATGGAACGCTCAGACTTACTCAAGTTTTCAGGTGGACTTGAGGAGTGGTTCGGAAGCAAGGGATTCCGAATGAAGGTTGAAGTGCCCGTTGATCGGTTCGAGCGTATCGAATTCTGCCAGTCCCACCCGGTGATGTGTGGAGATGGATGGCGGATGGTGCGCAATGTAGAGACTTGCTTGCACAAGGACGCGATGTGCCTCATGCCGTACACAGGAGAGAAAGATGTGCGGATGTGGTTCGGAGCAGTGTCCGAGTGTG